ACTTCACGGACGGCACCGATCCGGACGGCACTTCCTGGGCGCCCAAGAGCGCGGCCACGCTCGAGGCGTATCGGCGGCGCGGCGACGGCCAGCCCACCCGGCCCCTGATCGGCCCCTCGCGCACCCTCTCGACCACGATCAATGCCGAGCCGTCGGCGGACCGCGTCGTTTGGGGGTCGAATGTGATCCAGGCCGCCGTGATGCAGTTCGGGGCCGAGGCCGGGGAGTTCGGCGCGCGCATCGGGCGGGACAAGAACGGGCGCGAGTTCGTCATGTCGATCCCCTGGGGGGCCATCCCCGCGCGCCCCTATCTCGGGGTCGGCCAGGAGGACAGGGACGCGATCGTCGCCACCATCGAGGAGTATCTCGAGACCGCCGCCGGACCGTGATCCCGGTGCGTGTTTCGGGCCAAATCCGCCGCGGGAGACACCTGTCACCGCCGCCACGCCCCCCGATACCCCCTCAGAGCGCCGTTAAATACCCTTTCAATACCCATCTCGGGCCGTCCGCGACCCAACCCCCGCGCGCGCCGAAGGCTCACTCAGCGGGCCGCTCAGCGCCTCTGCCCGAAGGAGGCTTGCCCGGCCCCCATGCCAGGCGCTAGGGTGACGGCAGGCGCGGGATGCCTTGCCTGGCCTTTCCGGTGAAGCCCTTCATCTGACATGCCCGCGTGTCCCGGCCTAGTGTCGGGCCATGACAAAGCCGCTTCACATTTTCCGCGCCGGTCGCCACACCGCCCAGTCGGGCGCAAGCCTCGAGTTCTCCGAGGCCGAGGTGGGTGCGATTGCCGCCGCCTACGATCCGGCCCTGCACGAGGCCCCGATCGTCGTGGGCCATCCCCGCACCGACGCGCCCGCCTATGGCTGGGTGAAGAGCCTGCGCGCCGAGGGGGCCGAGCTCTTTGCCGAGCCAGACCAGGTCGAGCCAGCATTTGCCGAGATGGTCCGCGCGGGCCGCTTCAAGCGGATATCGGCCTCCTTCTATCCGCCGAAGTCCGCCGCCAACCCCGCGCCGGGCAGCTACTACCTCAAGCATGTGGGCTTCCTGGGCGCCCAGCCCCCCGCCGTGAAGGGGCTGAAAGCGGCCGAGTTCGCCGAGGATGGCGAGGCGGTGACGGTCGAGGTCGCGTTCTCGGAGGCCGAGATCGCCGGGGTCGCCTCGGCGGGCTTTGGCGGGCTGCGCCGGGTGGTTTCCGGCCTGCGCGACTGGCTGCTCTCCTCGCAGGGCCAGGAGGTGGCCGACCGGATCGTGCCCGCCCATGAGCTGGAGGGTATCCGCACCACCGAGGAATTCATGCGCAACGTGATGGAGCGCGAGGCGCGTCCCGACGCGGCCTTTGCCGAGACCGATCTCTCGCGCCGCCTCAACGCCCGGCTGGATGAGCGCGCCGGGGATGCCGCCGCGCGCTCGGCGCTGATCGACCGCATGGCCGAGGAGGCGGGGATCGCGCGCGGCACCGTCCTGCAAATCCTGCGCGGCGAGATCGCCACGCCCCCCGAAGAGCGCCTGCGCGGTTTCGCGAAGGTGCTTGGCCTCAAGGCCGCCGATCTGATCGACCTGGTCGATCTGGCCGAAACCCGAGAAGGAGAGAGTGACATGTCCGGCACGGACAAGCAGACCCCCGAAGACCGGCAGGCCGCGCTCGACGCGCGCGAGGCCGAGATCGCCGCGAAGGAAGCGGCCTTTGCCGAGAGCCGCGCGAAGGTGCGCCGCAATGAGGACGCGGCCCTGCTCGATGCGCTGGCCAAGGACGGGCGCATCGCCCCCGGCCTGAAGGGCGAGATGGCGGCCTTCATGGAGCATCTTGATGCCGAGGAGGAGGTCAGCTTTGCCGAAGGCAAGGCGGCCAGCCCGCGCGACTGGTTTCGTGATCTGCTCGCAAAGCAGGCCAGGCCGCTGATCGATTTCAGCGAGCGCGCGGGCGGCGAAGCCGTTCCGGACATCAAGACCCATACCGATATCACCGCTGCCGCCAAGCGCCTCATGGGCGATGCCGAGAAGGACGGGCGCGCGCTCAGCTTCTCGGAGGCGGTGCGCCAGATCGCAGACACCATGGAGGCCGACAATGCCTAACCCCGGACCGTTCATCAAATCCTGGCGCGCGGAGGTGGCGATCGCCGGCCGCACGGTCGTGAAATTCGGCGCGGCGGGCGGGGTTGTCCCCGCAACCGCCGCCGCCGATGCCGCCATCGGCATCACCGATCAGCTCGACGCGGCCCCCGGCGACATGGTCGACGTGATCATGTCCGGCTCGGCCGAGGCCGCGCTGGCGGGCACGGTCAGCGCAGGCGCGCCCGTTCGGGGCGGCGCGGGAGGGGCCGTTGCGGCTGCCGCCGGCGCTGGCAACGTCGCCATCGGATACGCGCTGCAGGCGGGTGTGTCCGGCGACATCATCGACGTGGCCATCGCGCGCCACTCCGTCACCTGATCTGCGAGGAGCCGATCCATGAGCACCCCCACTCCCTTCGCCGTCGATCCGGTCCTGACCGCGATCGCCGTGAATTACCGCAACCCCGACGTGGCCTTCATCGCCGATCAGCTGATGCCCCGCGTTCCCGTCATGTCGCCCGAGTTCAAGTGGACGTATTTCCCGCCCGACCAGATGTTCACGGTCCCCGACACCGAGGTCGGCCGCAAGGGCGTGGTGAGCCAGGTCGAGTTCACGGGCAAGGAGCGCACCTCGAGCGTGAAGGATTACGGTCTCGACGATGTCATCCCGCAGCGCGACATCGACACCGCGCGCAGCCTGCGCGCCGCCGGCAACTCGGCCTTCGACCCGGAGGCGCGCGCGGTCGAGGGGCTGGCGCACCTGCTGATGCTCGACCGCGAGAAGCGCGTGGCCGCCATGGTGCAGGACGAGGCCAACTATGACGCCGACAAGAAGGTGGTCCTGTCGGGCGCGGGCAAGTTCAGCGATCCCGCCTCGGACCCGATCGGCGTGATCTCGGCGGCGCTCGACGCGACCTTCATCATGCGCCCCAACGTGGCGGCGATGGGGCGCACGGCCTGGACGGCGCTCTCCACGCATCCCGATATCATCAAGGCCGTCAACCGCACGTCCGGCGACAAGGGCCGCGCCAGCCGCGAGGCGGTGGCCGAGATCTTCGAGCTCTCGGAGATCCTCGTGGGCGACAGCTATGTCAACGCCGCGCGCAAGGGCCAGACGGCCGCGTTCGAGCGGGTCTGGGGCGGCAATATCGCGCTCATCCACCGCAACACGCAGGCCGGGCCGGACGGGGCATCCCCCGCCTGGGGATGGACCGCGCAGTTCGACGGGCGCGTTTCGGGACGGTTCTTCGACCCCAAGGTGGGCCTGAAGGGCGCGACCACGCTGCGCGTGGGCGAGCAGCTCCGCGAGGTCATCGCGGCCCCGGCGACCGGCTATCTGATCGAGGGGGCCGTGTGATGACCTACCGCATCCTGCGCACCGTGATCGCCGCCGCCCGGCTGGAGGCCGGCGCCGAGGTGGAGGCCGAGGAGATCGGCTCGCCCGCGGATGTCGCCCGGCTGATCGATCTGGGCGCGATCGAGGAGGTCGGGATCGACCTCGCGTCCGATCCCGCCCTGGCCGAGATGGACGACGCGCTGCGCGTGGCCCTGATCGGGGCGATCAATACCCTGCCCGGCGATGCCTTCGACACGGGCGGCAAGCCAAAGGTCAAGGCGCTGGAAGCGGCGCTGCCCGAGCACAAGGACCGGATCACCGCCGCGCTGCGCGACGCGGTCTGGGACGAGATGAAGGCGGCCGCCTCAGCCGCGCCCTGAAATTCCGGAGCGAAAGGATCAATCGCGAACCTCACGGGCACACAGGGCAGATATGACACCCCTCCGGAGGCGATCCGAGTAGGCGCGGCCCCCGCGAGTTGGAGCCTGCAACGTCTGAGCCATGGACGTGACAGCCGGGAGAGACCGGCACTGATCTGCAAGGAGGCCAAGACCCATGTCCGACACGATCCCGAGCACCGATGACGCCCGCGTGACCAACAGTCCCGTCCGCCACGCCTACCGCACGCTCAGCGATGCCGAGAAGGCGCAGGTGGAGGCCGTCAAGGATCTGGGACGGGCCCTGCTCGACGTGATCGCCGCGAACCAGGGCCGAGAGTTCGCCATCGCGCGCACCAGGATCGAGGAGGCCGTGATGTGGGCCGTCAAGGGGATCACCGCCTGATGCCCGTGCTGTCGCCCCAGGACATGATCGACCGGTATGGCGAAAGCTTTCTGACCGATGTGACGGCGCGCGACAGCGCCCCCGGCGTGATCGACGCCACCGTGATGCAGACCGCCATCGACGACGCCATCGCCCTCGTCGAGAGCCATGTGTCAGGGCTTTACGATGTCGCCAACCCGCCCCGCGCGCTGACCGCACATGCCGCCGCCATCGCATGGTTTCGCCTGCTGGGCGCGCGCGCGGCCACCTTTGACGGTGCACGGGAAGGGCATGACGACGCGATCGACTTCCTTCGCCGCGCGCGGCGCGGCGAGGTCTCGCTCGGCGACGAGACCCCGGCAGATACGGCCCGCGGTGCCGGGCACGCCCCGCGCGTCTCCGGTCCCGCGCCGGTCTTTTCGCGCGACAGCTTCGAGGGGTTCTGAGATGATCGCGCCGGTCATGGCCCGGATCGAAGCGGAGGTGCCGGAGCTCGCGGGCCGGGTCGAGGGCGGGCGCGCCTTTGTCGAGCTGATCCGCGCGCGCAAGCTGCCCGCGCGCTCGATCGCGGCCTATGTCTTTCCCTCCGGCCTCACGGGCGCGCGCCCCGATGCCGCCGCCGGGGCCTTTGCTCAGATGCTGACCCACCGCACCAGCGTGGTGCTCTTCGTGCAGAGCCTTGACCGGACCGGGTCCACGGCGCTCGACCGGATCGACGAGGTGCTGATGGCCGTGGTGCGCGCGCTCGCGGGCTGGGCCCCGGGCGGTGAGGTGGGTGTCTACCGCTTCGAGCGCGGCCAGCTTGTCGAGAGCGGGGCCGGGCGGCTCGCCTACCAGCTCGATTTTTCCATCGATGACCAGATGAGGATCCTGAGATGACCAGATTGCCGACCAGCGGCGGGGCCTGGACCCGCGACGACAAGGGCGCGCTGATCCGCCCCGGCGCGGAGGCCCAACCCTCGCCCAAGCCGAAACCCGAGACCAAGGAGCCGTCGAAATGAGCCTGATCTGGAGACGCAAGGTCCTGCTCGCGAAGCTGGAAGCCACCTATGGCTCCGACGCCGCGCCCGCGGGCAGCGATGCGATCCTCGCCACCGATGTGCGCCTCTCGCCGATGCAGGGTCAGGACCTGGACCGCAACCTCGACACGCCGCATGGCGGGCCGACCGGCACGATCCCGGTCGATCTGCACCGCAAGATCACGTTCAAGGTCGAGCTGGCAGGCTCCGGCACCGCCGGGACCGCGCCGCGCTGGGGCCGCCTGTTGCGCGCCTGCGGCTGCGCCGAGACCGTGACGGCAGCCACGTCGGTCGTCTATAACCGCGTCTATTCCGGGCATGAAAGCGTCACGCTGCATCTCAATATCGATGGCACGCTCTATGCCATGGTGGGCGTGCGCGGCACGGCCAGCTTCGATATCTCGGCCTCGGGCATTCCCTATATCGAGTTCGACATGACCGCGCTCTACGTCGCCCCGGCGGACAGCGCGATCCCCACGCCGAGCTTCACCGGCATCCCCGATCCGCTGGCCGCCTCCGATGTGAACACGCCGGATTTCACCATCGACGGCACGGCGCTGGTGATGCGCAGCTTCAAGCTCAGCCTCGCCAACCGCGTCGAGGCGCAATTCCTGATCGGCGCGGAGGAAATCTTCCTCGACGGGCACGAGAACGCCATCGAGACGCGGGTACGCGCGGTGCCGCTGGCCACATTCGACCCGTTTGCCATGGCCGCCGCGCAGGCGAAGGTGGCCGTCGCCCTGACGCATGGCGCCACGGCGGGAAATATCGTTGCACTGGCCGTGCCGCGCGCGCAGATGCAGCGCCCCGAGGGGCTGGAGGATGGGCAGGGCCGCAAGGAATGGCCGCTGCGGCTCGTGCCTCTGCCCAGCACGCATTCCGCCGCCGATCAATGGTCGCTGACCGTTACCTGACCCTTTGAATGAGAGTTCAACACCATGTTCAAGATCGACCAGAACCCCAGTTTCACCCGCCGCGTCGAGATCAAGGTGCCCGCCGATGGCGGCCACGAGTTGCAGGACATGTCGGTCACGTTCCGGGTGCTGTCTGATGACGAGATCGAGTCCTTCGACATGCGCACCGCGCGCGGCGAGCGCGAGTTCCTCTCGGCCACCGTCTGCCATCTCGACGATGTCGAGGATGAAGCCGGCCGCAAGCTGCCCTATTCGGACGGGCTGCGCGACCGGCTGATCGCCCTGGCCTATGTGCGGGTGGCGCTGATCAACGCCTATTACGCCGCGCTGATGGGGGCGCGGGTAAAAAACTGACATGGGCCGGTCAGGCCTGGGCGCGCGGCGATCTGATCGGGACGGAGGCGGGCGATGACGAGGAGGACGAGGCCGCATTCTGGGGCATCGATGCCGCATCGCTCCGCCGCGATCCCGGCGGCGCGGGCGTCTGGCCGGTCAATGCCGCCGCCGTGCGCGCCTTTCTCGCGGTCTGCAACCAGTGGCGCGTGGTGCCGGCGGGCCTCGCCGGGGCGCGGGTGATCGGGCTCGACTATACCGCCGCGCGCGCCGGGCTGCGGCTGGCCGGGATCGGCATCACGCCCGATCTCTGGGCGGCGGTGCAGGTGATCGAGGGCGCGGCTGTGGCCGCGATGACGGAGAGATGAGATGACGCTGCGCCTCCAGGGCGAGATCCTCATGGACGCCGACCAGGCGAAGGCGGAGCTGCAGGCAACCGGCACCGCCGCCAAGGGCGCCGCGCAGGACATGCGTGGCATGGGGGCGCAAGGGACCAATGCCGCGCGCGGCGTGGGCCAGCTCGGGGCCGCGGCGCGGGCCTCGGCGACGGGCCTCGCCGCCGCCGGCCGTGCCGCCGAGGTCAACGCGGCCGCGGCTCGGAAGGTTTCCTCGGCCAACCGGCTCGCCGCGGGCTCCATGGGCAACCTCGTGGCCCAGGGCAATGACGTGATCACCATGCTGGTGGCGGGTCAGAACCCGATGCAGCTGGCATTCCAGCAGGGCACGCAGATCACCCAGGTGATCGGCCCGCTGGGCGCGGCGGGGGCGTTCCGCGCACTCGGCGGCGCGGTCCTGTCGATGCTGAGCCCGATCAACCTGATCACCATCGGCGCGCTGGCGGCGACGGCGGCGGTGGTCAACTGGTTTACGGCCTCGTCGGACGAGGCCGAGAGCTTCGAGAAGCGCATCGAGGCGCTTGGCAGCCGCATCGACAGCCTGCGCGAGAAGATCGCGGATGCATCGGCCACGCGGTTCGAACTGGCCGAGCGCTTCGGCCAGGGGTTCGTGGACCGCGCCGAGACCCTGCTGGACCGGATCGTGGAGGCCGAGAAGAGGCTGGCGCGCCGGACCACCGGCAACGCGATCGAGGGGTTTCTCGGCGAGACCGGGGTCGACTTCGCGCGGATCAACCGCAACCGCGCGGCATCGCCGCAGGCGGTCGATGCCGGGATCGATGTCGCCGAGGGCAACGCGCGGTTCGCGCTGGCCCGCGAGCTCGGGCTGACGGAAGGGTTGTTCGGACGGCTGAGGGGCGAGAGCCGCGCGCTGGTCAATGATGTCCTCGGCGACATGGCAGCGCTGCAGGCGGCGGCAACCGGCACGGTGGAAGAGCAGGCCGCGGCCCTCGATGCGCTGATCGAGAGCTACCGCGCGGCGGCGAACGCGGTGGACGGGTTGACCGAAGCGGAAGACGCGCGGCTCCTGACCCTCGAGCAGATGCGGCTGGAGCTGCAGGCGGTTCTGCGGGAGCAGGATCGGGACCCGGCG